CTGTGCCCCCCTTTCATGTGACGAAGATCACCCCCATTTTCGTCAAATAGTGTCACGTATCACACGATTTCGCTTGACAATGTAAGTCACCTGTGGTAGGTCGGCGGTAGGGCATATTAATAGGCACTACTATTGTTAGGACAATAGTGGTGCCTATGTCAGGACATTTGTTTGTGTGGTGTAGTTCACGTGTTGTTGGGTTGACTGGCGGAGAACTAGGGTGCATTATTAATACATGAACGGAGCGGGACGGACTCGCTGGGAATGGAAGGAACTGAGATGAGAGAGATTACAATTCTTCCAGATGAGCAATACGGTGGGCATTGGATTGAAACAGATCGTGCCACGTATTATTTCTCACAGGGAACGACGCTTGCTCAGGTGTTTGATATGATGGCGAATGAGGGGGATGATGAAAATGTGGGAAAACATTAATGGTGAACTTATTTGGATTGACAAGGAAATGGGCTGGGAAGAACATGAACGATACAATTCTGTTGGCAATGACGCGATTTGTTCTTGTGGTGACGTGCGGCGTCATGGTGATCGGCTTACTGCGGGCGGGGTTGCTGTCGGTGTGGCTGGGGGTATGATTGCGGCTAAGACTGTTTCTCGGGTTGGGAGTTGGTTGCTGTGGATCGCGGGACTCGTTTTTATTGCAATGGTGATATTGTAACCGTCCCTAACGGCTTTAGGGTTAGGCGATACGACAATAAGTTAAATTACCGAACACACAATGTTCTGCGATATCCTACAAAACATAGAGATTCGTTCTTTTTCTGCATGATGCGTTCTACGGAAAAGGTTTGGGTGCGCATAACAGAGTCTGAGATCGTTGCAATGAATGACCGCTTAGGGAATCCTAAGTATATGCATTTTCCATTAACAACACCAATTGAAAACATTGTGTGTGAAATGCTTACTAGGAGAGATGCGCTGGTGGTCATTGACGATAATCCTCAAAGTGTTGAGCAAACACTATTTTAGATTCCCGGCTGGGCGGGTAATACCAGAACTGAAATAGAATTGAAGTAGCCATACGAAAGGAAAAGATCATGGCTGTTGTTTATTCCTCTCTCTCTGACGACTTTGCCGGTAAGAAGGCTTTCTTCACTGCTCAGAACTCGGCCGTTTCTTTCAAGGAACTGCGCGGTAAGAAGATTGAGATCAAGGACATTGTTATCACTGAGGATGACGTGGTTGACACGGACACTGGTGAGGTTGAGACCCGCCGGGCTATCACGGTGATTGACAAGGACGGGAACGCTTACGGCACTTCGTCTCAGACGGTGGTTGCTCAGATTCAGCGGCTTGTGGATATTCTGGGCGACGTTAAGACGTGGCCGGAGCCCGTGGCTGTTGAGATTGGGTCGGCCAAGTCTGGGCGTGGTCGTGAGTACACGACGGTGACGCTGGCCTGACGGACGCTGTAGGATACTAGTTGCCCCCTGTCCCCTTAGGGGGCAGGGGGTGATTGGTTTGGTTAAGTCTCATTGGGGCAAACATTATCGTTCACTTAAGCGCGGTGCGAAGCACGTCCGCAATACTGCGTCCGAGATTCGGGATTTTGTTGGTGGGCTTGATTTTAGTCCTTTGCCGGATACGTTGTCTGAGGAACAGGGTAAGGTTAAGGTTAAGTCGGCTAAGGCGAGCGCGCGGGAGCAACATCGTTCGGACTTGAATAAGGCGCGAGATTTGTTGCAGGTTGAGCGTGATCGCGCTGTGCGTAAGATGTATAAGATGGCGACTAGTGACGATGGTGCGGATATTCGTGGGACGAAGTATGATCCGTTAGGTAAATCGGCTGTAGGTAAGGTGACTTTGAAGAATGCGGCGCGAGAACTTGAGCGTCTTAGCGAGTTTAATAATTCTGATAGTGTTTGGTATTATTCTGACAGCAAAGGTAATCCCATTTCTGCTAAAGATGTTCGTCGTTATCGTGATGCTGTGCGTCGCTATAATGAGGATATTGACGCTTATGAACGCAGTGTAGCGGGAACTAAATTGCCTTATATGGGTGACGTTACCGTAGGCGACTGGATTAGAGATTTTAGACCGTCTCGTTCTTATTTGCCCGGCGGCTCACATTATGCGCTTGAGAGAATGAATCCCGATAAGCGCACAGTGAATTTTGAGTCCGCCGAAGCAATGCGCGAGAAAACTAATGTTGTTTTGGACTCTCTCAGTAAGGCAGCCAAGCAAGAAAAGTTGACGGCAGCAAAACAACAGATTGCTGCAATGCTTGATGTTATTGGTGACCCCGAACTGTATGATATTCTTACAGACATTCCCGATGACGTGTTGTGGTTAATGTGGACTGTAAACGGCGATTTCGCCAACCAACTTTCGCTTATGTACGAAGCGGCGAAAGAAGGATATTTTGATCGAAGGAGATCCGGCTACGATCTTTGGTATGACGACGTGGAGGAAGCAGATTCTAGCATTAAATCTCTACTTAAAGAAATAAAGCAAGTTAAGATTAAACCGGAGGACGATTTCAGTGGCTCGCCAATCAACAAGCGTAAGTCCCGTAAGGGGCGGCGCTAGGCGTAGTCATAAAAAGGTTCCTTCGTTTTGCGCAGACTTTGAGACAACGACGGTTGAGGATGATTGTCGGGTTTGGTCTTGGGGCATTATTCAGGTTGGGAAACTTCAGAATTATGTTGACGGCATTTCTCTCGATGGGTTTATGTCTCATATTTCTGAACGTGCAGCACATATCTATTTTCACAATCTTGCTTTTGATGGGACATTTATTTTAGATTGGCTATTGAAGCACGATTATAAATGGGTGAAGGAAAACCCAGGGGTTAAGGAATTCACTTCTTTGATTTCTAGGATGGGTAAGTATTATTCAATCACAGTTGTTTTTGAGACTGGTTATAGGGTTGAATTCCGAGATTCATTTAAGAAATTGCCAATGTCGGTCACTGCAATCGCTAAAGCATTTAATTTGCATGACCAGAAACTTGAGATTGATTATGAAAAACCTAGACCATTAGGCTACATCCCTACAGAGCAAGAAAAGCGATATCAGCGAAATGATGTAGCAATTGTTGCTCAAGCGCTCGAAGTTCAGTTTGAAGAAAAGATGACTAAACTAACGGCGGGTAGCGATTCGCTTGCAACATACAAGAAAATGACGGGAAAACTGTTTATTCGCAGATTCCCAATTCTTTCACCAGAAATTGATGGTGAAATACGTAAAGCATATCGCGGAGGATTTACTTACGCAGACCCGCGCTATTCGAAGCGACTTAATGGAAAGGGAAGTGTGTATGACGTCAATTCGTTATATCCATCGGTGATGCGAACAGCACTACTTCCTTACGGCGATCCAATTTATTCAGATGGTTCCCCGCGAACAAATCGACCACTTTACATTGCTTCAATCACATTTACAGCGAAACTAAAACCAAACCACATTCCTTGCATCCAAATTAAAAAGAATCTTTCTTTTAATCCAACACAATACCTAGAAGAAGTAAAAGAACCTACAACTGTTGTAGCAACAAATATTGACATTGAATTATGGAAAAAGCACTATGACTTAAAAATCTACTCATGGAACGGCACATTCGAGTTTCGCGGCTCACACGGATTTTTCGATAAATATGTTGACCATTTTATGGAAATTAAAAAGAACAGCACTGGCGGGCTAAGACAAATTGCTAAACTACACCTAAACAGTTTGTATGGAAAGTTTGCAACCAATCCTGACATTACCGGAAAACATCCCACCTTAAAAGACAACCGCGTTTCGCTGGTAATGAATGAACCTGAAATGCGGGACCCTGTTTATACGCCAATGGGTGTGTTTATTACAGCGTACGCACGGAAGAAAACGATTAGTGCAGCACAAGATAACTATGACACATTCGCATATGCCGATACCGATTCTCTACATCTCATCGGCCCCACCACTCCCCCGGAATCGTTATGGGTCGATCCGGTAGAACTGGGGGCCTGGAAGCATGAGAGTTGTTTCACAAAGTCGGTTTACATTCGAGCAAAGCAATATGCGGAGGAGATTGATGGTAAACTTGATGTACACATTGCGGGCATGCCCCGCAACGTCGCAGCAACACTTACTTTGGATGATATGTTGCGTGGCGGCACCTGGAATGGTAAACTGATTCCTGTAAGGGTCCCAGGAGGAACAGTCCTCCGAGACACAACATTCACATTGAAGATTGATTAAGGTTGGTAATCATGGCACGTCCTGTTTCTACTCACAGCACCGTTAAGTTCCGTCTCCCTAAGTCCGTTCAGGCGGACCTGACTGAGGCTCACTGGCTTCTGCGCAAGGATGAGTCGGATATTGTTACTGAGGCCGTTGTTGAGTATCTGGCGAAGAATGCTCCCAAGTCTGGTAAGTAATTTCTGACTAATTGCCGGGAAGCAACCTAATGAACTGGGCCCGGCTTAGTTGGGTAGCAGCCCTCAGATTTGCTTTCGGATGATTGGGTATTTATGGTAGGCTAGGAACGTAAGTTCCTAA